CTCCTTCAAGGTAAGCATATCAGCTTTCCTTCCACCACCCAGGCTATACCCTTACGGGCTGTAGTATCTGGCTGGCTCCCTCCTAAGTCTCATATAGAGCTTAGGAATCTTGACTCTCCCAGGCTCCCAATTTACATCAGGAGCAGGATTCTCAATGAATCGCTGGAAGAGACTAAGATGACCCGGCTGTGCGTAATGCGAAACCTTAGCTGTTAGGCTAATGCAACGTATTACCTCCTCTTGGTAATCTTCATTCCACGCTTTCTTTAAGTGTGAAGTGTTGAATCCCATAAAGGAGATTAAGCCGAATCTCCCACTACCCTCTGTCACAACGGGAAGGTTGTTTACAACCCACCGAGGTAGCAGCGATTTGATGTAGTCGGCAGCGGCCCAATATCCTTTCAAGTGAAAGTTATTGGTACCATCCACCGCTGATATCAGGGTAGCGGGACGGGTCTCATCTGGAAGATCATTAAGATGCGCCGGAGTTACATCGTAACCACGGAATGCATCCATGCCACAACTCTCTCGAAAGTTTCCTTCCGAGTAAGATTTGGCAAGATTGACCTTGAGGCCAAATAATGAAAGCATCCAGCGTATCCGCTCGTCGTATACAGTGGGGACTATAATGTCATCACCATATACGCGGACGATACGTGAGGTTCTCTCTAAGTTCGCTGCATTAACCTTCTTTCCCTCCAAAAACAGGATGGTTAGAATGCTGAGCGTAGCGAATAAGAAAGACTGCACCGGGAAGGTGCAGGCTGATCCCATCGTGGTGAATTTTCGTATCTCATAGAGATCCGGAATAGAACTAGAACGAATCTTCGTTCCATTCACAATCCACCTCGAACGTGAAGCATGGAGAGCATCCAACAGGCTAGGATTAGCCCGAAAGACACGCTCAATAAGCCACGTAGAAATCCTATCACTAGCCATTGAAAGATCAATGGTAGAGTAGGACCCGTCTTGGGATGCTCGTAGAGCCAAGGACCGCGAAGGTCCTTGATCCTCAAGCGTAATTGAATTACGCAGAAAGGAATGCTCAAAACGATCCACAAAATACTGAAGCAGTATTTGCTGGCACCACTGATGTGATGTTGGCTCACTTGCTATCAGCCGTGGTCCTTTAGCAGTCTTCGGAACACATAATAGTTTCGAAGGCGCCTCAGGATCCATTTGCGTGGAATCGCTAACGAAGTCGGCCCATTCGCTGAAGTTCGCAAAAGCGAGCTCAGCATATGGAAAGCTTCGATCGAGCTTCTCTGTCCACCCCGGGAACGAATATTTCGTCTCGTTTCCCGGGAGGTCAGAAACAGCACCTCGTCCGTGTCTAGGTTTAAACTCCGTAGCCACGAAGCGTCCAAAACTGGTACAGACATAGTCTAATCCTTTCTGGATGTGTTCGAGGTAAGAGGTACACCAGGTTCCCATTTCTGGGGCGCCGGGATAACTCTTTCGGTAGTTTGAACAGGATCCCAAGGGCCCGAATCCATCTGGAATCGGGTCTGGGAGACTTTCCAAGCTAGCGCGATCCCCAATGTGAAGATCGCGTAGCCTAGTGAGGTCAATATGATCACCCGCCCAATTGAGGGTAGATGGCCATATTTCCTTGTCCACAGCGTAGAATTCGAGGACCGCTTGCGCGGTCCTCTTACTGGAGCAGTCATATCGATATCCTTTAGCAAAGTTATAAATTTGCCTAAGAAATCGGACTACTCCAACGTCTACGGCAGACACTAGACAGCCACTCTCACGTTCAAACACGCGTAACATCATCCCCGAGAAAAGTCTCGGCAATGGTGACTCAGGCCATCTCACCCCGGATAGGGGCAATTTGGATTGAGTATAGACGCCGCTTGAGAGACACTTATCAAAGTGTTTTCCCAAGGCAGGAAGATCTAGGAGAAAAACTCCTAGTCCCCGCGTTTGGACAGCAAGGGAGAGTCGAGACAAGTCTCTATCAACCTCTAGAGTGTCCGAGGGGTACGTCACAGCATAATCTTTCAACAATGCTGTGATTAGACCCAGAAGTACCTGAACCTCGCTCTTATACATGCGGAATTCCTTCCGGAATGTAACGAGGAGGCAATACGAACTATAAGGGTTGTTAATCCCCTATAGTTGCGCCAGGTGGATCTGAAGGTAGTAACTGGAATTAAGACTCCCAGTTAAGCACCTTCGTCAGGAACGTCAGATCGGAGAAATCTGCAGAGTGCAGAAGTTGTCCGAGTGCCGCCGATTGGTCAGCAACACTAGACGTACTCGTCGCCGGTGGAAACCGCGCGATTATGTACACCTGAGTGGAGTAACCATTCGGATAGTCCGCTGAGGGTGGAAACGTGTAGGTGAGCTCGACATTATGTCGATCCATCAGCACTCCATCCTTTTGAGGCTTTTCCTTCGAGTGCCGGACCCGCAATGATTTAATTGTGGTTCCGTCCTTCAGACGATATTCCGAAGAATATCCGCCTTCATTAATCAACGGGTAATCCCCGTCGACGAGTGTGAGCGTATTGCCCAACATAGTACTTCTCCTTGATAGGTATAGCCCCGAATCACAGGATTGTGAAACAGGTAGACAAGCATCGACTTAGATGCCTATCTAAATAAGAGTCGCTTCGGCAACTTATGCCGAGGATCCTTAACAGCTAGACCTCCAAGAATCGCCACTTGATCCGGGCTTAAAGGCCGCGGATTGACAGATAGTGAGACGTAACCACGGTATCTTTCCTTGGTTACGAGTGATGAGACGTAGTTTCCCAGGTTACCCTGGGTTACCACTCTGGTTGATTGCTTACGCATCACCCAGACCTCCTCCACTTGGGCAGTATCTTGGTTTCGATTTGCGTCGAGATAATCGCCGCAATTTGCGAACCAGTCTACCATCCATGACCAAGGCACGATCTCCCAAACATCTCTGGCATATGAATATATGTCATTGCGTTCGGAAGTTCCATGCAAGGTGGCTTTAATGAACGCAGAGCGTTCATCGGAGCCAGGAGGATGAAGCATAGGTACTCCGCCAGGTTTCCACCTGACAGATGCCCATACTTCAAACTCAGTGATCTTTTCGGCCGTAAAGCCGTCTGGACCAGACGAAGGCAAGCAGTTAGGCGCCCCTAAGGGTACCTTTCTCTTTGCAGTCGCGAGTTTTATGCGTCTCTTCAAGCCTTTACCCGACTGAAGCCTCTCAAATTCATTATCGCGCTTAGCGACTTTGTCTTTGAAATTCATCAGTTTAAGCACGTCAGAGATCATGGGAAGAATGCCGAATCTAACTCCTAAGGAGTCAGACTTCGCCCATTCTATCCCCTTCTTCCCTTGACGATATATTGCTTTGGGTAGATCTTTCAGCTCCCCAACGAATTGGGGAATACTAACCTCAGGCCGACTAGGATTACTCCTAGCAGCGGCTAATGTGGCCAAGTAGTCAATGTCCCAGACGAATTGTGGGATCACTGGCGTCAGATCTAAATGCGTGATATTGTTCCACAGGACAGCGTTATGGTATTCATATACCCATTCGCTACCCTCATTCGACCAAATATGATTCATGATCGAATGCTGTTCCTTATAGAGTGATAAGTCTCCCGGACCGGGATTCTCGTCTCTCATAAGAAAACGTGTGGCACTCCTATTCATAGGAGTAATGTTGTCGAACCCTAAGGAATCAAGTCGATCACGGCGATAGCCGAGAACGACCGGGCCGTCAACATTACGATATCTAGACATTAGGCATCTCACTATAGAGGTGGGTAATCCAAAGACTTGTTAAGTCTCGGAGGTCCCGGAAGGGAC